TCTTGAGCCCATGCAGCGAACTTGTTGAGCACAGGCAGGACGGCTTCGAGCACGGGCAACAGAGCTGCACCGATTGACTCTTTGGTTTCGCCAATTGAGTTTTTAAGAATCTTCATTTTGCCTGCAGCGGTTTCGGCGCTGGTTGCCGTAGCCCCGCCAAAGGTGCCACCCAGCACGTCCATGACTTCGTTCAGGCTTGCGCCTTCTTTAATCATCGTTGACATTTCTGGGCTTAATGATCGGAGCGCCTTAAAGTTGCCCTGGTATGCCTTGGCGAGCGCGTCAGCAACGCTGGCAGAATCCATGCCGGTGGCCGTGCTGATGTCCATGACAAGGTTCATGTCGTTCATGGCAATGCCAACGTCTTTGGTGCCGCGCACAAGTGCTTCTAATGCTTTGCGATATTCGGTATCGGCAACGCCAGACGCTCGACTCATCGCGCTGATCTGCTTCTCTACTTGCGCGGTCTGTGCGGCCCCAGCGCCAGTCACATTTTGCAAAGTAAGCGCTAACGCGGCCTGCTCTTGCTGGTCTTCCATGGCAGCGCGTGTGGCATCGCCTAGGGCTATTGCTAAACCGCCGAGCGCGGCAGCTGCAGGAATCGCCGCCTTCTTAATTGCAAACTGTGCCTTTTCGCCGACTGTCTCAAGTTGCTGGAATTGTTTGACAGCCTTCTTTACCCCTGTGCCGTCAAACTCGCTGATGATCGGGATGTTGATTGCCATTACGCGGTCTCTCTGTTCGCTTCGCTCATGACGCGCTTAACCAATTGCTCCATCTCGGACATGACATCGTTTTGGCGTTGCTCGTACGCTTTCCACATTACTCGCGAACGACTGCCATAACGGGAAGTCAACGCGCGACCTAGTGGCCCTTCCATTGACGTGTCAAACATGGTTCCCGTAGCTCCCTGCCATTGAATAACAAACGTGCCAACATTCGACTTGTTTCCGCCGTATTCCTTGATGTTTCGCGTGTTGATTTTGGCAGCAATCTTTTGTTTCATGCCTGGTATCCACGGCAACATCTTGAACCCTGATCTAGTGCTCCAGTTGCGCGCCATACCAGATAGCGGGACATTTGAGGGCACAAGCTTGTTGGCGTCGTCAATAACAGGCTGAACGATCTTCTTGTAATCCTTGGTGATTTCACGGCGCAAAGATTTGTCAATTTTGTTGAGCGTCTTCAATGCTTCTTTAAGCCCGACAACCTCAATCTTTGCTGATACTTCCGCCACGTTATCTCCGTTTTTTGTTTGCCTCGTTAAGCACTTTAATGACCGTTGTCAAGTCTCGTGAGTCAAACGCAATGTCGCTAGGCCACCAACCGACCGCGACAAGTACCTCTGCTAGTTGGCGGCGGTAGGTGCCGCGTCCGTAGGGTTTGGGTCTGTCTCGTCCAGTACCGGCAGAATGTCGATGTCAGGGTTTTTGCTTAACCATTCGCGCCAGTTATCGCCGACCTGCTCGCCTTTGATTTTGAGAATTGTGTGCATCCAGCAGGCGTAATCCGAGTACAACGGGTTTGCGGAGAGCTGTTGAATGTTGCGACGTTCAAGCCGTTCCCATTCCGTGACCACAAACAGGTTTGTGTAGTAATACTCTGGGGCGCTGTCGGGAGTGCGCTTTAACTGCAACTTGATCTTCATGTGTCTCCTATGTCGGCTTGGAGCCGTTGGTTATGCGGTGGTATCTACGCTGTACACGCCACCCTGAAACTCGATCTCATAGGTGCTCAACTCGCCAAGCGATGCGTTTACAACTGGAATGCTTGACAAGTAAGTGTCGGTCAAAATAAAGCCAGGGTTAGTTGCGCTGTCTGCTGCGCTGGTTGGGTTTACTTTTATTGTGCACTTTGTGCCGAGGAGTGGTGACAAAACCGCGTAGGACTCGCTTGCTGCATAACTGGCATAGACCGTCAAGGTCAATGAGTTGCTGAACAAGCCTGCAGTCATGGTGCGGGATGTCTGACCAAATGCGGTGTCTTCAAGAGCTTCTGCAGTCACGGTCAATGTTGCTGCGCTCACCTGGTCGGTGATGTCAACAATGGAGCCGATTGCGGCGCCGACTTTAACGGTTGGATTCGAGAGGTAAGTTGATGCTGGCATGTTTGCTCCTTAAGTTCTGATCTGATAGTAGATGATTTGTATTAGGTAGTAGTGGATTATGCGGTCTGGGCTTGGATAGCGCAATCAAGGTCATAACACGGGTACAACGCGCCACCGATCTCAAGGCTTGACGGACGGCCAGCCATAACAATGATCGGCGAGTTAAGCACACTTGCAACAATGCTCAAGATCGAGCGGAGCACCGGCAAACCTGCAGGCCCAGAGCCAATGACCTTGATCGGAAACTCAAGGCGCACAATGTTGCCGTTGCCAGCAAACGTGGTGAAGTTTGGTGCGTCCAAATAAACCGAGTTAGGAACAAGTTTGGTTGGGTCGTTTACAACGCGCAGACCAGAGACCGCGGTCAGCGTTGCGGTGACGTCATCAATCGCTTCGTTGAACAGGTCGGTGTACGACATTAAGCAACCGCTGGACGTGGGATGCCAAGCAGCTGCTTGACGATCGGGGTCAGGCTTTGTTGTGGAGCCGAACCCATGCCGTCAAACGTGGCGTAGGTTGCCTCTATTGACCCTCTGGAGCGCCATAGAGCGGCGCAATACATTAGGGTGCCTAATGTGACGTCACCGCCTGGTGAGGTCGTTAGGGAGTCAATATACGAGGACTCCTGCCTTCTGCGATAACAGAACTGGTTGCCAGCAGACACAGATTGCGTGAGCAACGTGTAATCATCAGACGGGTTGGCAATGGTGATGCCAAGGTAAGACATGACCTGCGCGGCCGTTACCCAAGTGCAAACAGGGTCATATGCAACGGTGCCAGACGCCGCGACACGCTCGACATCGCTTGCGGTTTTGGCGTAAAGCACCTGATCGGCAATCGGCACCTGATAGTCATAAAGCAGATCGCCCTGCGTGTCTGTACCAATGTACAAATACTGGGGCAATGCGCGCACGGTGTAAGTGCCGTTGAATGTTGCGTCAACTCCAGCAACCGTGATTGAACTGCCGACTGCAATCTCGCTGGGGGTCAGAAGTTGCAGTACGGCAAAGTTGTCAATCAGGTACTTGTTAGTAACTGTGTAAGTAGCCATGGCGGTTAAGCCGCCTTTCTACTAAGCCTGGGTGATCTTGCGGATCATGCCACCGATTGCAGCAAAGGTGCTGACGTATCCGTGGAATGACATTGTGCGACCGAGGGTTGCAGGTACTTCGACGCTCATCAAGCCACGGATTGATTCGTAGAACTCGAAGGCATCGCCTGAACCTTGACCAACACGGGTGATGATCATCGTCTTGGCTGCGAAGTTGCTGTCAACTACAAGCTGTAGTCCGAGTGGGTTTCCGTTCCACGATGTTGCGTTTCCGCCACCGAGCGCGTTCTGACCGGTGAGGCCTGCGCCGATGAATGGGAATACTGGACGGCCAGTTGTGTCTGCAAGTTGTCCGAGTTGACCCCATACGTCTGGTGAAACAAACATGTGTGTTGGGGTGAAGTTGCGACCGTTTGAGATGTCAACTGCGCTGTCGTAAACAGACTTAAGCAGGTCGGCTACGGTCAAATCCCATACGCCTGACGATGTTGCTGCGGTAAGCAAGTTGTCTGCAGCAAAGTTGTCTGATGCGATCATGTATTCGCCCATGAGGTCATTCAAGATCAGCTGCATTGCTGCAGGCGATGTGAAGTCAATGTCCTGCACAGACAATGTGACCTGACCAGCAAGAGTGGTTTTGCTTACGCTGTTTGATGCAATGACCATGGTGGTTGCTGATGCTGCGCCAAGTTCGTTTGCTTGTGAAGCAACGCTGGTGTGCGTGGTGATCGTTGGACGAATGAACGTCTTTGATGCGCCACCATCTGGATAAGCGCGTGCGCCCAATGCTTCAACTACTGGACGGATGAAGTTGAGGTCTTGCACCAATGGCCCAAGTACAGGAACTGGCAAAAGACCAGGTGTATCTGTGGTGAGCACGTCACCTGCAGCTGCTTGCAATGCGGTGCGCTTCGACGCTGTGTATTCCGCAACTGCTTTGTTCATGTTTGCAAACGTGTCGCCACCGATGTGGTAAGCGGCCATAAACTCGCCTGCGCTTGGCAATACAAACTCTTTTTTGGCTTGTGCAAAAATTGGCGCGGTTGGGATTGTTGCCTCAACTGCTGGTGCGGTTACTTCTGACATGGGTTCATTCTCCTGTTCTGGGACTACTTCTTCATTTAACACTACTTGTTCTGGCTCTTGGTGGATACTCGCTGCGACGCTAGCGATGTTGGCCATGTCACCAAATGCGCCGATCGGAACGAGTGACAACTCTGTCCAATCCGCTGCTTCGATAATCATGGTTCCTGCTTCGTCGTATGAGAACTTGGTTGGGTTTACGCCGACAGATACTTGGTCAATTGTGCCGTCTTGAGCCATAACCAAAGCGTCGTTGCCAAGGGTTGTTGCGCTGATCTTGGCCGTAAACAACATTGCTTCCTCTGTTGACACACGTTCTTGGACGACGCCGACCGGCATGGATGCGTCGTGGTACATGAACAGGCGTGGTGCTTTGCCCTCGACTGGCAATGAGCCTGGACGGAAAATCACAGCTGTGCCGTCCGAAACTGTTGCTGGCACGTTGTAGGGAACTGCGGTTCCGCTAATTGTGCGTCGTGGTGCGTCGCCTTTGGCGGCGTCAAGTGTGAACTCTCCTGCGATTAATTTGATCATCGGTTTGCTATCTCCTCTTGAGTGTTTTCTCTAACAATTACTTCTTCATCGTCCATGCGATCGGCCATAAAGTTTTCTTCTAGGTATTCGTCGGCATCAAACTCGACGTATGTTCCGCGCGGTAGCACGTTGTCCATTGACAAAGCGCCAGCAATTGCGTCGGCATACAATTTCACGCCAAACAAGTACAGGTCTGCGCGCGCCTGCTGTGACGACTGGTATGAGTAAGCGCCAGTAGCAACACCCACCAAATACGGTGGAACGTTTGCAAGACGCGACATTTCAAGCGCCTGATATTGCGACGCCTCAATCAAAAGCATCTTGTCTGGTGTGCTGTTTGTTTCCGTGTATGTCAAGTATTCGTTAAGCGCTGCAGTCTGGTTTGTTGCTCGTGCCGCATTAAACGCAGACGCCAGATCAGCAAGTTCTTGCGCGCTAAGTGGTTCGCCACCAGTTTGCTTGAGTACGCCGGCAGGAATGCTTGACGATGCGTTGCGATTGCGCGCAGCTTCTAATTTCAGCGCGGTTTCAATTGCATTAGGTGCCGAGTAAATCAGGCCTTGCGCTGGCGACAAGAATTGCACAAGGTTTGCTGGGTCAATTTCTCCACCTTGGAAATACACTTGCGACGACGGTGCAAACCACACAGGGCCAGCCATGTCGGTCGTGGTGATTGAGCCTGCTGGCAGTCGAGTAAACGTGGCAGGGTACCCGTCGGCGGTGCGTGAGGTGATGTACCAAAACGCCCTGCCAAACATCATGAGGTCATCAAGTGTCCAGCTCATGAGAAATTGAAAACTGACATTCGGGTCTGGTCGGCGTATCCATGAACGTGGCGCAATGTACACCTTTTCCATTTCGTCGCCGTTCCACATTTCGTTGTACATCTTCAACGGCATTGAGCCAATAACAGATGCCATGAGATCGCGCGCACGATTGATTGTTGGAACGCTGATTGCCGCGTTGCGCGCTTCGCCTTCGCGGTAGGTGTAGTACTGGCCGATCATATTAACGCCAACATTTGACGATGAGTAACCCGGTGCAAAACCGCCACCAACCGCAGCTGCCTTGCTAGGCGCTGGACTTATCGCTGCTTTTTTGGTTTTGTTAAAGATCGCCATGTTCCTACTTTGTCATACAAGTGGCAACCGCGCATGACTTATCCGATTCCGACAAAAGGCAAGGTGCGCGGTCGCCGCGTTTATCTTAGTTATTTACCGCGACAAGCATGGGCTTTCCGCTATTGACTGGACGGGCACACATCCCAATTCCCCAGACCATTGTGCGCGCTAACTCAATCGGGCCAGGTGATCGCTTGCTTGACAGCACGATCGTGTTGTCGGTGCGAACAGCAACGGCGCGCTGTACATGTTCGGCAAGCAGTTTTTCCCCTGTGTGCAATAGTCGAGCTTCAGCAATCATGTTTTTGGCAAGCGGTGTAAAGCGTCCAAGTTCTGCATAGCCAACGACGACTCGGCGGCGCTCGATGTTTGGTGGGCAGGTTGCGTCCACGGTTGGCGACAAGGCAAACCTGATTGTCGGGTCTTTGGCTAGTTCTTGCACGTTGTCCCACAGCTCTGTAATTGACTCGGCAATAAACGCAACGGTGACAAGCACCCGACCGTCCGACAAGTTGACGCATCTGGTCGCGCTGTATCGGGAGTCGTCCAGCGAAGACTCGATCGCCACGACGCCACCGCTAGGGATGTCCCCTGCGTATTCAAGGGACGGCCAACGCCCTGGCTCAATCCAACCGCGCACGACACACACCCAAAGGTTGAGG